GGTGTGCACAGCAAGGTGCGCTGCATGATCTTGCTCCACAAACGCTTTGAGTGGCTCGCCCTTGAGCACAGCCATGTTCTCTGTCACAGGGTCTTTGGGTTTCTGGTCATCCTCAAGTGGCACAAGCTTGTCTGCGTTCTTGATACCCAACACCTCCAACATGTTGCGGTGCAACTGGGGCAAGTCGTAAATATCTGGAGCCATCTGCGCCATCTGAATGACGGCTTGGTACTGCACCACACGCTGTGACATGGTGGCCGCATTCGGATCAGACACGGGGATAACGTCTACATGCGCGTAGTCAGACTTCTTAGCGCGTGGGCCGTCATCGCCTTCTGGCTCGTATGAGTATGTGTCATCTGTGTAGTCACGGATGATGTCACGCAGAAGCTGCAACTCTTGCTTTAAGGCGTAGTGCACACGGGCCTGCACAGCCGTCATCACTTTAAGCTGGCGCTCAAGTAGTGCCAGCGTTGTGCCAACAGGAGCCTGCGCAGACATGTCGGACACTTTCATATCCGCAGTAGCCGCAAAGCGTCGTCCTTCGTCTACGATCTTATCGAGCAGTGCGGCAAGAACCGCTGAAGGCTCTTTGTATGGCAGGGGCAGGATGCTGTCACGGATGGTGCCAGAGCCAATGTCTACGTCACGGAATTCACCCGGAGCGATTGGCGTGTCATCTCCCTTGATGCGCAGTCCTCTGGACTTGAGGCCACCGGGCAAGTTGGACAGTGTTCCTGCATCGATGAGCTGGCGCATGATGCTTGTAGCGGATTTAGCAAAGCCTCCGATAAGATGGAACAGCCCAAAGCCATAAGCTCCAAAGCCCGGAATATATTGGTAGTGCACGAAGTGCTGGCGTTTGAGTTTGAGTGGGTCATCTTCCTCCCAATTACGGCGAATAGCTAAAACATCGTTTGTGCCGCGAATGATTGTCACCACGTACGGAAGCGCGATGCCTGTCGGCTCGTCATCGTCGTCCAAGTCTTCGTGACCCTTGATATCTAAATCAACGTGGCACTCAAGGAGCGTGAAGCGGTCATCGTTCAGATCACTAAAGCCCGTCTCTTTGTCCTTGGCTTTTTGAATGTCGCCAACAACTTTGTCTGGCTCACCCAGTTCTACTTCACAGTAAAACCCTGCTTGCTGCAGTTTTAAAATCTCATTCTTGGTCTTGCGCATAACGTGCGTGACGCGATAGCAAGTCTGAATGTCCGATGTGCCGTAGGGCAGGATCATGTCTTCCGCAGGAATAAAGATAGACACTTGACGGCCAAGCGAGGGGTCGTAGTACACCTTTTTAAACGCTGAACCTGTGGCCGGCAGTGACCAGAGCATGCGCTCATGCTCAGGACGGAACTCAACCATCTTCTCAGTCAGTTGGTAGTTCATATCCGCTTCTACGCGCACAGCCGCTTCTTGTTTCTGCGGTGTCTCTTTACCAAGTATCTTGGTACGCACAGGGCCTTGCGCGGGGAATGTCTCGGTGATTGTCTCTGACTGGAAGCGCACAACGGCTTCTGTAATCATCGGGTGGAACACACCAGAGGCTCCGTTCCAAGGCTCGGTGCGCTCTTCCATCTGCAAACCCAAGAGCTTCAAGCCTTCTGTGTAGGCTTTCTCCCAGTCCTTGCGGGAGCTCTTATCTTGCTCAATGTCGCCTGCCAAGTCGCTGGCCAGCGTCTGCATGGCGCTCTCGTCCATGTACTCAGCCAAGTTAGCGTCAAAGTCTTCAGCAGACGGCTCTCCCGGCTCAATCTCAATCTCCATGCCGTCGATGCCGATCTTGACCATCTCAGGATCAACGATCTCAATCTCGATGGGAGACTCATCCTCTGCCAGCTCTTCAATGCCTGTTGGAGATTGGTACAGCGCTTTGTCAATGTTCGTTGCCATGTGTATTCCTAATAGTATGCGTACGACTTGCGGCGGAAGTAATCAGGGTCATCCTTCGCATCCGTGTTCAAAGTGATAAAACCGCCTTGCCTAAAGCGTAGCAGTGCTTGTGTGGTCGTGTCCACGAAGTCATCGTGCTCCCCAACTGGGAAAGCCGCCATCTCTTCGATCACTTCTCGTGCCCAGCGTGTGTCCGGTGCCCAGACCATGCCAGAGGCAAACAAATCAGCCACTGCGTTTAATCGTACCATCTTGTCGTTGCCGCGGCTAGGGTTTGTTTCCTGCACAGGGATGTCCATAGCCCGCAGTTCTTGGATCAGCGGAGCGCCAGCGGCCTTCTTCTCCACAATGAACGCGTCTGGCTCCCACTCCTTGTAGTGCTTAAGCGCAACTTCTTTAAGTTCAGGGAACGTCATGCGGTCTTTGAACGCGTCAAGTAAGATAATTTGCGTCGCGTCCTTCTCTTCTTCGTTGAAGAACACGCCCCATGTGGTGCAGGCTGAATAGTCAGAGTTGTTCTTGGTCTCAAACGCCGTATCCCACGACTGAATGACGTAATCGCACTGCGGTGGGTCTTCGGACTCCCATATGCGCCACATCTTGCGCCCAACGATGGCTGAGTTCTCGCTTGTGGGCTGCTGCATGTACTGCGCGTTCCAATACCTAGGCTCAATCGACGCTTTAGTCGCTTTAAGTGCGGCAAGAGGCCACTGCTCTGGCCACAATGACTTCTCCTGCTCGGTGTCTTCGTTGAGAATGGCCGGAAGCTCCACAATTTCCCAAGGAATGGCCTCGGGGTTGCGAGCTTGGTAGTCAATCAAGCGCCCAGTCAGGTCTAAGAGCGACCATCTGGTCATAATCACAATGATCGCACCACCGGGCATCAAGCGTTGCAAGGGGCCAGTCTGGAACCAAGACCATGCAGTGTCAAAAGCAAGCCGTGAGTTGGCTTTTACGTCTTGTTCTGAATGAGGGTCATCAATGACGAAAAGATCAGCCCCACGGCCAGCCAGTGCGCCACCAACACCAGCAGCATAATACTGACCACCAGCAGAAGTCGACCACTTACCGGCAGCTTTCTGATCGTCTGCGACCATTGTTTGGGGGAAAACTTCACGATACTCCTCCGATTCAATCAAATTACGTACGCGCCGACCGAAGTCTTCAGACAAACCAGCGGTGTGGGTGCCCATGATGATCTTCTTATTAGGGTATTTACCTAGGAAGTACGCAGGGAACAGGTAAGAGCTGAACTCAGACTTACCCATACGTGGCGCGATGTTGATAATCACGCGCTTTTTCTTGCCCTCAACCACATCTGTGAAGATTTTGGCCAACTTCCTGTGGTGCGGCCCAATCTTAAAGCCCGGATAGACGCTCTGAGCGAACCCCAACATGTTTGTTTTGGCCGCCTGCAGGCTGGCGCGGGCTTCGCGCATCTCCAAGTCTTGGAAAAGCTCCATCTTTTCTGTCAGCGTCATGTGCGGCAGTGCCTTGGCCATAGCTTCTAGCTCAAGTTTGCTAAGAGTTGTGAACTTTTCAGTCTTCATCTGACTTTTCTTCAGACACGTCGACTACATCGATCACACCCATGAACCTATTGAGCTTATCTTTGATCCGTGCTTCAAGCTCTACGTCCGTCATCTCAGTCTTCTTGACCTCGACTCGCTCCGTGAACAGCGCAACCTCAGTGACTTTACCCAGCATGTCTAGCGCTTTGAGCCGTATGCGCGCATCTGGGTGGTCTACTTCTTCAAGAATCTTGGCTACGGCAAAACCGCGCAGTTCTTTGGCCTGCTCCACAAACGCCCAATCGTAGGCGGTAAGCATTCCCACCAAATGCTGGACTGCCGCTGGCGCTTTAATGTTAGCAAGTGCTTGCTGTGTGTTTTGTGGCGGCTGGCCGGTGACTAAAGATGCAAAAGATTGCCGCGCTGCTTGTGCGTCTGCCTTGGACTCTACTGCTTCGTCATCTAGCTCCAGCTCTTTAAGCCAGTCGGCAGTTTTGACTTGTGCATCAATGATGGTTGCAGGCTCAGCCTTATCAAGCGGCAAAAGCGTAGCCGCAGTCATATCGACTACGTCTGGGTGAAATTCGCCGTGAATAAGATGTTCTAGCATTTTTGCGTAGGTTAGTGCTGGCGTCGCACTTGTTGCCTCGTTGCAGTTAGTGTACACTTCTTTTCGGCAATGGTGCAAATTTTTTGTTCTGTTGCTTCTCCTTGAGGATTAGTCCTCCTTGCGCCCCGGCTAAACACCGGGGCTCTTTTTTATTGGCTATGTCAAACGTTTGACATTGGTCT